TGATGAGTATGCATGTTGAACATGATCATCGCCTTTAAGGGTATTAGTTAGTTTTAATTCACAAGTAACACCTCGTAAAGCCAGATGCCGGATAGATTCATTAAGATCAACTAGTTGTTGTTTTATTAACAATCCCAAATCAAGTTCAGACCAACTCATATTTTAAAACTTTCTCCGCACCCACAACGGGCAATTTCATTTGGATTAATGAATTCAAAGCCTTCATTCAATCCCTTTTTAACCCAATCTAGGGTAACGCCCTTTAAATAATGTTTATCCTTAGTTGGTATTTTTATAACAAAGTCTGGATATACACCTACATCATAGTTAGGGTCGAACTTATTATCGTCAACATATTCTAATACATAAGCTAAACCACTGCATCCTGTTGTTTTAACTCCTACCTTGATTCCTATACCTCTGCCTCGTTTTTTAAGATTAAATCTTACTTTTTCCAACGCTATATCAGTTAGTTTTATCATTATAGTATTTATTAATAGTATGCTATACTTGAAGTAATATTTAAGATTGGTTCTGCTTCAGTTTCTATATGTAATAGAGTATTAACTAATTTGCTACGAGTTTTAACATTGGGTTGTCCTAGAATAACAACTGCAAATTTCTCATTAGTCTTTTCCACAAGCATTAATAAGCACCTACCTGCAGCATTAGTGAAACCAGTTTTACTAATGAGTATATTATCGTAAACAAAGAGGTCGGGATTAGTATTATGCAGATTAATCTTAATACTCTTTTTACCTTTAGCCAAATTTAATACAGCTACTCTTTCTGCTGCGATACTTCTAATAATAGGGTTATCCTTAATAATATATAAAAATTCTATTAAGTCATATGCAGTACTTGTATTGGTTGATAGTAGCCCTGTGCTGTCTGTCAAATGAGTATTGTATAATAAATGATTTGTTGCGTATTGATTTACGGCGATGATGAACTGATCAAACCCACCTGGATGGTTATTAGCTAGTGATTCAGCGGCTCTATTATCTGAACTAATAAGCATTGCCCTAAGTAAATCTTTTCTAGACATTAGTACTTGAGAGGGTATTTTTCCATTGCTTTTACCATTGACCTTTATTTTTTCATCTAAGTCAACACCGCTTTCCAATATAGTAATGGCCGTGAATAATTTGGTAATACTAGCTATTGATTTTATTTGTTTAATATCCTGTTGAACAAGATGATTTTTAGAGTCATAGCTATATAGTGAATAGGAACCGATATATTGTGGTTGACTATATGTAGATGATAGGAATAAACCCGCAATTAATGACACAATATATTTTTTCATTTCAGGATCACTTTATAAAAGACATAATCTATTTACATGAGGAAGATAGATGGGAGTGAGCTTTTGCTCACTCGTTCTTCGCTTACGCTCATCACAATTTCGTACAATAACAATGCGGGGGTGTTTGTGTACCCCTTCATCTAGATTCGGATCCTATATTTCTCCTGTTGCCAGGAAAAAATAAGAAAGTTTTCATCTGAGTTCTTTCACCACTAGCATTAAGGAATTGTAGCAATACACATGGGCGGTTATCCGGTACCCATTATCCTAGATTTCATTTATAACGGAAACTATGTGAGCCAATGCTAGCGAGAACACACAGTTTTGCGGTTGTATCTTTTTCACAGTGCCGCAATCTTTAGCCTTATAATATATCGTCCTATTCAAACAACTAAATCAGTTTTACGAAGGCGTATCTGATCTTCATCCTTACGGGTAGTAGTTGAGTTCTCTGCCATCACGCAGATTCCGTCCCTGTGATCCTTGATCCAGGTTTAGGGCACATATCAATTGCCTGTGCTAGCTTTAATGATGGAAGGGTGGATGCCCTGAATTTTTATTTTAGATAAATAGATTTAAGGAAAGAAGAAATTTCCCATCAACTATTCAAACACTCATTATGACCGGAGAAACAATAATGCCAAATTTAGCAAAAACTACAGTACTAATAAATTTTAGCAAACTAATAGCACTAAACGCAGTAGGAACTGATGCCGAAGTATTTGGTGCTAATACAGCCGCTATACTTACTGATATGGTAGCAACAGTTCAAGATGTTGTAGGACCTAGTGTCTACATAGAAGTAAGTGACTATATAGAGTCTGTCATTGAAATACCAGGCGGGTAATCAAATATAAAAGGCTACCTTAAGTAGCCTTTTATCATTACATAATACTGATATTACTGAGCAAAAACGATAGCACGGCTACCGCTTACTGAACGCTCACTAATACGATATGTACTACGGCCTTCCGTGTTAGTAGTGCGAGTTACTCGTAGCCCTGCTTGACGCATTTCAGACATACGGGCACGAATATTCTTAATACCATACAACGAAACCGCTTGACGGGCACTTAGAGTACGACCGGTACCACGAAGATGCTGTTCTAGAAATTGGTTTTGCGTTGTGACTAGTGTAGTGAATGACATTTGTATTTCCTTTAATTAAATGCTACATGAAAGTAGCGTGAGTTGATTATACTTCTATTTTCTTGCTGTGTCAATAGACAATTTGCCCTATTGATTTTTAGCCCCTTTAAGGATGTTAATCATCCTTGTGCGCCATAACATAGCGTCTTCTTGTGTATCAAATTGTGGACTTAGTTCATCGTCATGGTTGTTCTTTTCAACCCATACCCAACAAACATTGTAATCATCATAAATCAGTGTCATAAGAATTAATTATCCAAAACTATCCAGCCTAAGGCTTTCAAATCAGCTTCAATCTCGTCCGTTACTTGACTTTCAGAAACATACTTCATGAAGTTTAGATATGACTCTTGCTCTTCTTTGCTCATTTGTGAAAACTGTTCATCATCAATGGGCTTGTAAATATCCCTGATTCCTGAACAATACCAATCAATGTAATCGCCTACTTCAAGCATATCTGCAATAATACCACCAGCAGACCGCCAACTGCAACTCCATTTTTTGTCACTAAGAATAGGCATTACATCCAATTTTTGGAATTCATTGTTGCACATAGCCGCATATAAATTTTGGGCATATGAATCAGAACTTCTGGCCTTAGTACAAATCCATTCTGTACTCCTAAGGTCATATTCCATGTTATCTTGTTGCCATTCTAGATTTTCCATATTTTCTTCATCTTGTTGTTTAACGGTTTTCCAAAACTGAAGATATTCTTCAGGAACAGTCTCTCCGTTTTTAGCCGCTCTATTAAGAGCAGACTCTACTTGAAAGGTATACCTGTCAGGACTTGATGCAATTTTAGGCATGTTTCTTGGTAAGAGTTGCTTGCTTGGTAAGTTCATCAAAATCCCAAATCAATGTATCACCAATCTCCCATCCTTGAGACTTCATAAGGTCCTCTGGGAAAGTAAGAACCAAATCGTCAGGATTTTCAGGATCTTCTTCTAAGGGAAGAACCCATGATGTTCTTGCTGCTTGTTCATTCGCAACCAACTCAACTTCTGTTACATTATCAACCCTAAAACTACGCCAGGCTTTAATATCAGTACACCATACCCGAAGGGTGTCTGGTTTCTTTTCTTTGACTACCACTGGTTTGTCAGTTTCAACAACTTCGGGTAGCATTGATGGCATCAAAGTACAGGGCATAACCCTAACTTCACCATCAACTTTGGTAAAGGTAACAATACAAAGATTTTCTACAAGAGCATCTTTGATTATCTTGTTTTTTTCAGTAATATCAAGTGTAGTCCATTCGGACAGATCAAGTTTTGTCATCATAATTGTTCCTTAGTGCGTCTAATACCATATCTTGAGACTTGTGTGTTGCTTCATCAAATTCTGCTTCTACTATAGCAGGAGTCAATGCTAAAATCAAGTCAGAAAATGCCCTTTTTCCTGATTCACTCCATGCTACATATCGTGATCCAGGAACACCGCTTGAATAAAAGTATTCACGATCATTCATAAGTGCAGTCAATCCACCATATAGTGCAGTTCTTATAGCATTTTGATCCATTACAGTTTTTCACCAGTTACAAACCCACGGAAGTGCAAGAATCGTGGAAAGCGCAATGAATATGTACCGTCTTGGTTTTGTGTTACAGCATCAGCCCTTACTTCAACAATTTGACCAATAATGCTAGCACGATTATTCCAAAACTCAATTCTATCAGCATCGCTAAAGCCACTACCGACATTGACGATAATCTCTTTTCCGTCATCCACACCAGAACAAACAAATGCTCCCAGGCGTCCGATATTACGACCAGTACCTTCTTCAATATCTGTCACCCCCAATGATACTTCAATGAAAGGTTTCAGTTTTAGCCAGTTAACAGAACGCTTACATTCATACACGCCAAGCGGATCCTTTAACATAATCCCCTCGTATCCTCCAGCTATAGCTTTCGCATTGATTTCTTTGTACTTTGCTTGTCCTGCTACTGTATCCAGATCAATCAATTCATGATCCAATACTGCAACATTAGGAGTTTCTTCAGCCCAAAGGTCCTTCCATGCTTGAATCTTAGCAGTTCGTTCTTCTTGCGTTTTGCCATACTTACCTAGCTCAAACTTATCAAGTGGGATAAGATCAAATACATACAAAACAGCATCATTCGCAGTAACATCACTCTTACGGTGTATCTGCTTCATCAAGTCCTGGAAACTAGAACTCATTACTTCACCATCAAACACAACAGGTTCAGTAATACCACTGCAAGTAGCCCTAAACTGTTCTTTGATATGTGGGAAGTTTACTAATTCTTTGCCATTTCGGCTGAATTGATTAACTCGCCCATCAGGATAAACAATGGTTAGTACTCTAACACCATCTAGCTTTACTTCAACTAGTTTCTTTCCTACGACCTTAGTTTCATGATTGGCACTATCATGCGCCAATTGACAAGTAAACACTGGGATACTGAATTGTGGAAAATTCTTAGCACATACACGATTCACGGTACCTTCAGTGAATCCAGCCCGCATATCCTTAATAAGGATGCGACGATACCATCCATTCCATTCTTTCTTAGTGGCTGACTTCATCATTGCTTGGATCATATCCCTAGCTGTGTTACCGGTAACTTGACGGGTAACAAAGCCAGTAATAGCGAGAGTAAAACTATCCCAAGGTAACCCAGCACCATCTTCATCTGTTTTCTCCGGAACTTGTTTAATACCAAAGGTAATCATAGAATCCAATGCCAAGCGAAGCCCAGCAAAGAATTCATGGTTATCAGCTAGTGCTTCACGCTCAATAATTTCTTCTTTATCAAGCCGACTTGGATGAGATTCAATTTCAGCAATAATATGGTTCATTTTATGCAATTTCAGTTTGAGTAAGGACTTGTTCAGTGAACACCACGCCGCCATATGCTTGTTTATAGCACTCGGCACACTCTTTAATATAGAATTGAAACACTTGCCCGGCACTTGTAACCAATGTGTATTGCATGTGTATGTCCGTTGTCTACTATGAATACAGTATACCACCTTATCGGGTGGATGTCAAGCAATTTTTACATTAATAAAAAGTCTGATTGGACATTTTAGCAGATAGGCTTTTTTGCCGATTTAAAGAAGATGGGGTTCCAGTGCCAGATTCATCATGCGTGAATATACCATACAGTTTAAATATTTTTGTATCTGTTCCAGACATAGTATATAGTATACTAATATCTCTGGTAAGTTTAGAATGTAGTTTACCACTGAGAGGACCGTGAGTAAAAGGATAATCGCTATTACCAAATTTAGATAAAGGATTTTCTGATTTAAATTCCAAGAATGATTTATAGGTAGACTCAACGCCAGGATCTTTAATATGTTTATTCAAAGTTTCTTTAAATAAATCACAAAATAAAAATAAAACTTGAGGCATATTATGCCTTAATTCCCAAAGACTCCATATGTGCAATAAGTTCTTTGGCCGTCATTGGTTCTGACCACTTATTGTCAGTATCAGTTTCCAATACCTTTACAACATCCTCAGTGAGTAATCCAGTATCATTTTGTCTACGAACCTCTTCGTACAGATCCGATTTAATAATTTCGTTAGTTTTCATAGAATTATTTATGAATTAATGGGAATTCAATGCTGGGATGAATTCATAAACCAACGCTCGTTCACGCACATGAGCAGCAGCCCGACCACGAACAACTTCCAGCAAGCCATAAGTGAATGATTCTACGCCAAACTCACGAATAGATTCGCACAATGCCCAGCTTTTGTTCTCAGTTAATGCACGACGGATATGCTTTTGGACACGGACCTTCAGTGCCTTTTCAACTTGGCGGCCGCACACAGTGATACCAACATACTGTTCGTTTGTAACAGTATTGGTGATGCAGTAGACTGCATGGTTGGTGTCGTTGCGACGCCTGCGAGTGCTTTTCTTCATTTCCATAAAGAAATTATAACACTGTGTGTTGGTACTGTCAACCGAAACCGTCGTTTTTCCGCAACTAAAAGTGAGATTTTTCGTTGTTTTTTGACAACAAAGGCTAGAAATCTGCCTGTTTTTCACCCTCAATGTATGGTATGTGCTGGTTGGAACCTATCCGGGTCATTTATGCCTAAAACCTCAAATAGTTTTAGCATTAGCTCAGAGGGGTCAGCGAACATTTCATCTGGCCCGAATAATGATTTTAGATTACCATTAATATCTAGGAGAATCCCACAATCAGTATCTTCAATTTCATGAGTTTTAGTTTCATAGAAATCTTTAATGGCTGATTCAATATCGTCACTTGTAGTTCGTTTTGACATAATAATCTCCTGTGATAATGTATTTAAGTTATATACAGCGATATAATGTAATCACTTAAACAAGATCAAACTCATGATAACAGTTTGAGCAGCGAATCCTAAACAAATAGTAGCAGTATAAAGGCTATTACGATCAATCAATGCTTTAAAGAACATCGCAATAAGAGCGCACCATACAAATAACATAAGATCAACTGGGGGTAGTTTATCACTTTTACCTAGTAATACTGCTAATAATGTTGGCACACTAGACAGATGTAATAGAATAATAGTAAACCATCCTAATGTATGGGCACTAATTTTACCTAGATGTTCTTTAACGAAATGAGTAAGAGTAGCAGGAATTTGTTTAATTTGATTGAGTATTAGATTTTGCATGATATATTATTTGTAAAAAATGTGGTGACCGATTTGTGTAATCTTTTCTTTTTTCCAACCAGGATTTATATAATCAGCGTGATAATATAAAGCGGTCTTTAGACTAGGTAATTCAAATTTCTCAAGTAGAACCTTTTTTGCTACAATCATACTTTCATCATACGATGCCGTATTGATTGGTTTAACTGTTGCTGCACGATCACAATACCAACTGAATTGGCAGACAATTTTCTCATAGAAAATATTCTTTTGATAGATAACCTTACAAAGATCATCTGGGAAGATGCCGCTACGCAAACGATTCATCGTTACTTGTGCAACTGCTACTTTACCTTCAAATGGTTCATTGCCTGCTTCGTAATATATATTTTTAGCTAGGCATACTAATTGTCTTTCTCTTAGTTGAGTAGTTACCTCAGTGGGGCTGAGATTTTCTATGTTATCAAACTTTGTATTAACGACCCAAGTTAACAGACTAGCAGATAAGTATAATCCGATTGCCGTTAGAATAGCACAAACCAATATGATTAATGCTGTTACATCAGGCACCTGTTTTTTGTTGCTTATTGCAATATGTTTCACTTTCTTCTCCTTAAATTTTTAGAGGTAGAATTTACTACAGACTGCTTAGTCTATCATAGATCAATGATAGAGTCAAGCAATAAGGAAGCCTACCTGTTGAATGAGTACTCTATGCTAGAGTTGATGCGAATGCGATCGGATCCAATTTTGTGTAAGTTTTTACACTACTCTTGGCTAAATTTGCCAAGTTTTTACCTTCTTCTAGCGATGCACTAATAGCTTGACCGTATATGTCACTACTAGCCATCTGTCCTATATGAGAACCCACTCCTAATCCCATTGGGTCCTCAGCAAAGCTATGCAACTGAAATGCCAGCCCTGCAGTATTTTGCAAACTAACAGGAGCGGTATCTACATTGATACCAGCTAATGTTATATTTCTTTTTTCATTTGATAGTTGATCAAAACAACCTTGAAATTTTTCATTACCTGCAGCAATTGCATTTTGTAATGCAGTACTAGATGAAGTATTTATTAACTCACTAGCGGCTGCAATTGCTATTGGGTCACCGGATAGAACAGCTAAATTTAATGCTTGTACTTCAGTACTTTCTGATACATCCGTTTGTAAATCTGTCAAAAAAGAAAGGTTGTCAATATATGAATCACCTGTTACTGCACCAAGAACATCATCGACGGTAGGATTCCCAAAAGGTCCACTACCTGAACCTAATAAATCACTTACCCCATCATAGATAGAGTCCGGCAATAAATCAGTCAATTGATCAAGATCAGGGTATGAACTGACCGTAATTGATGACAGCATTTTTGATAACCCATTGGGGGAAGAGAATTCACCACCTATATTATCCAATTTATTTGCTAGCGAATCTATTGATGCTCCTGCACCTAATGCAGTACGACTAGCAGTGCCCATCAAGTTGTTTATATTTGTAATATCGGACAATGATTGTAGAGTAACACCTGGAGCAGGTATCATTTTTGTTGTTGATATCATAGCATCTAAATCTGATCCCTTTATGCTTGCCATGATTCTTTGTATTTCGGCAGGGGATTCATTTTCCAAGTTAGATAAATCCATACCAGCATCAATTAATTTATTAGATAAATTACCATGACTTCCTAATCCTTGATTTATAATATTCTGACAAATAAATCCAGGATTGGACATTTTTGATAAGTCTTTAACATTAAACATAGACCCAAAGTTGTTTATTCCTTTAGATAATGCTTGCAATGCAACAGCAGAAAACTGATTAGCTATTCCACCTGACCGCATTGCTGCAAAGTTGGGCATACTGAACCCAAAATTAGAAAAACTTGATCCTCTAGCCTGAGCAATTGCACCATGAAGATTAAAGTTTGTTTCGGTATATGACCCAGCAGCACCTAATACACTTACAAACCCACCGATACCACGGCTCATCATTTTATTGGCCTGTGATTGAATTTCATGTGCTAATCTAGTACTACTAAATCCAGTAGGTGCAGTAGCTGTTAATCCAGACAGAAATGGAGGCAAACTATGTAGAGCTATTGAAATAGCTGGATTTATGCTACTAGTCAATAGTGAACTCACGGCTCCACTTATTCCGGTAGTACCGAATGAGGTTAGAGAATTAGTTAATGTTGCATTGATGCCTATACCTCTATTTTTTAGAAGTCCAATAGCAGCAATAGTCATTGTTGGTGTTAAAATTTGTCCCATAATATACTTATCAACAGGTAATGTGTATTACTGTTTGTATTCCGCCCTTACTAGGTAACCATCCACCAGGCCATGAGATAGAAATATCGCCATCATTTTTAGGATCCCTGACAGACGGAGTTGCATTCTTACCAGGTGATTGATTACCTCCAATAAAAGTATAAACACCATTGCTGGCGGTGTAGCAAAAGTTCACATGCCCAACTGACCACAAGACTAAATCTCCCGGTTGCATATTACTAATAGGTACTACTTGACCACCATATGCAGCACATCTGCTTGCTAATCTGGAAGCACCTGCTTCGGGTATCCATTTTAACCCACTTTGCTTTAAAGCAAAACTGGCAAATCCAGCACACCATGCTGTTTGATCTGATGTATACCCTAATCCAATATTTTTCCACATAGCCAATATATTAGGATTACTTGCACCACCAAATTGTCCTGTTTCCCTCCACATTCCCTTTTTTGCTTCAGCTAACACGGTGGCTAAAAATGGAACAACCGTTGATGCACCACTTTCACAAACTGGTGGAGGATCAGTGCTAGTTACACCATCTGTATTATTAGGTGTACCTGCATAATTTGTCTTACATCCTGCACCTGCACACCCTGGGTTATTGAATTGATCAGGATTGTTCTGCATTGCAGTGATATTAGGATCCGCTTTTTGACCACTACAGGGAGATGAGTCTGGTTTAGTACAACATGCAGTAGGTGGTATTTCATCAATCGGTGGTGGTGGTCCTTCAAATTGAGGTGAGGATTGTGGATTGCGCCATAATGCAACATTAACACCATTGATAACTACATTATCTGAATGATATACATCGCTTAGTGTATCCGGGCCTGGTGCGTATGGCATACAATCTCCTTATTCTGCAGTAGTAACACTTATGTAGTGTGTTTTCATTTGTGCATGAGTACGACATATAAAAATTACATGTTGATCACGCAAAGTTAAGTTTTCTAAATCTGGATCAAGACCAAACATAGCTTGTATCAATCCAATACCTTCTTGACTGGTTATTACAATACATGGTTTGTTTAATATATAACTCTTGTCTTTACCATTAAGCCCATTTTCAATGAACTCCAATGTACCAACAATTTCATCACCGGTAACAGTTTTGAATGATAGTACTTCGCCTATTTCATATTTGTTCTTTTCAATCAGCATTGATTTCTTCCTTTAATTGTTGAAATATTTTGTCATCTAACTTTACCAATCCATTGTATCCACCCTCAACAAAAATAGAACCATTTTTATAAATCTGTGGTACTGTTCTATGCCCAGCATCAACTATAAATGCTTTTGCGACCGGATCTTTATCTATTCTAATTTCTTCAAAGGCTACCCCTTTAAGGTGAAGTAATGATTTAACTTTAGTGCAAAACTGGCAATTGTCCTTGCTATAAATTGTTAACATGGTATTCTTTCTTATAAATTGAGATTGAGGTCTTCTACTGAATGAGTATACTGTAGTACTAGTTTTTTATCTAACTGAGACTTATTTACCACTGAATCAAAGATGAAATTAAGTATATATTTCCCATCATTAATCCATACTGTATTATGTGGTTCGTGTGTTTTTGGATTCTTGTATATTTTGATTTCCATTGAATCAATACCATTATCATAATGGCTACACAAGTGTAGAGTATACATTATTCCTAGACTTTTTGCAATATCACAGTAATAATTTTCATGTAATAATGTCCAAGGATCCGGCCATTCTGGACTTCGGTCAGGACTGATATAATAATTTACAAACGGAGCATAACTCCATAGATGGTTTGTTTTTTCTAGTGCTTTTTCTAATGGTAAAGCACTGATATCTTCACGGAAAAGCTTCCATTCGTGAAGCCGATCACTTGATTTGAGATTCCACATTGTTGAGATTTGAGTTAAGAGTTTACGAGAGATTTTACATCAAGGGTTATTACAGTCTGATCACTGCTATTATTACTAGTACATACTATAAAAGGAGAACCAGCATTAAACATTACATCTATATCAACTCCCACTGATGCATTTTCAGTAAAAGAATCATGATAATGACATTCACTGACACCAGAATCAATTACAAATTTGATTGTACCGGTTCTGTACTTTAAATTTCTTTCTGCACTATAATTTATAATACCATGTTTAAATTTACCATGAATAGGAATATAATTAGTAGTAGCAGAATCAACAATAACACTTTTTCCAACAGTCTGATATGAATTACCAAATCTGACGGCATCAGAAATATTAGTAGACATAACTGAATATCCATTATGTTCTACTGATGGGAAAATTAAATTATCAGCTTGAGTTCTAGTGAATATATCAGCAATAGAATAATTATTATCGCTATTAAATTCAATAATTGATGAAACTGCAGAACCAGGACCTTGATACATATCACCAACATTAGAATATGTATTAAATGCACTAGTGATACCTTGAACATCTACATTGGCTAATATAGCTTGTGACCCTATTTGATTGAATAGAGAATTCATTACTTTAATGCTTGAAATATTCCCGGTATGAGTTGTAGATACCGTCACGCCATTCATTAAACTAAAAAATAAACATTTGTCAAATGTTATTTCACTGGTATTTTCTATGTCAGAAATATCAACCCCAGATGATGTGCCAATAAAATCACATTCAGTGAAATAAATTGATCTGGTATCAAAATAGTCTGATGAAATTTTAACACCTGCACTTGAAGTAACTGTCATTGGATTAATAGTTGGCCCGACAAATCTACATTTATTAAATGTCACATCAGTTGCTGCATCAATTATAGCAATGGTATTATCTAATGATTGACTAAAAACAATATCGGACATTTCTATAAATTTAGCAGTATCAGACATTCCGGCTAATATATTAGCACCAAATGCACCTGTATTATCAGTAGTTCTGAAAACACAAGAGGCAGTAACATCTGCTTGTTCAATGATGACACTATTCTTCCCTGCACCGCGTAATACACAATAGGGAGGAATACGCAATTCACCAACAATCTTATAAGTACCTGGATGAAAATTAATTACTCGTCTAGTTATAACAGGAGTTACTGAAGATAGTCTACCGTAAATTTGATCAATTGCCCGTTGAATGGCAATTCTGTCATCAATGATTCCGTCACCGACAGCACCAAAGTCTCGTATATTAACATTATCATCTAGTTTATTTTGTAATGTTCTATATGTATAACTTAGTGAATTGACACCAGTTAGTACTTCATATCCGCCAAGAAGACCTCTAAACCTATATTTGCTAAACAGTTCAAATAGGTCTGATCTTGTAGTTAATATTTCAGTTATACCTTCAATTGGTGCTCCTTCAGCAATAGTACCATTGCCAATGAATAAACGAAGCCGATCAATTGCCCAGCCGAATTCTCCTGCTGCTAATTGGCCCAGGTCTAATAATGCACCTCTGCGAACTTGTATTTGACTGACTTGTGTAACAGACATGATAGTATTACCTTTGTATCATGTATTTATGCTGATTTATTGTTTGTTTTTGTAATATTCAGCAACTCTATCCCACCACATGTTTTTATATTTTTCTAGATCAGATCCTTCTAGTACAAATTCTTGATACTGGAAATCTTGAGTACACATTAGAATAACCCCAGCTTCAATTTTGGTTTCATGTACTTCATCATGGGCTAGCATATAAGCACAAAGTTGCAAAAAGTAATCATCAATCCATTCCCTCTTCTTTGCTTTATTACTTTGCTTGAAGTCAATTATTGCTGGTTTATCTTTCCACACGCCAACACAATCAGTTGTGCCTGCATATAAACTAGGATAATATACTGGTATTTCTACGCCCCAATATTCATTGACATTGATCAACCCCTGTTCAATGATTTTATTAGCCATTACATGACTTTGCTGACTATATGGATTTGATCCTGGTTCATCTATCATGCCATTCTTGACATAATTTTCTAGCCATTTATGCATCCTTGTTCCACGACCGGCAGCTTCGGTTGTAATATTCTGAGCTTTTTCGATACCTACTCGTTTTCGCCAATTATTTAATGCATCTCTAGATTCTTGTGATTTGGTTGCATCAAGTATAGTAGTTACACTAGATACTCGTTGATTGTCCGGGGTAACATAATGTCGTTTGCCGTCAATGGTTTCCCTGTTTAGGGGTTGGTAGGTAAATTTATTGGTTATCATAACCAAACAAGTATATCACACCACAAGTAAAAAATCAACTTAATCGTGAAATTAAGTTGATTTTATTTATCCTCGTTTGTTTAACGCTCGTTTTGCCATTTGATCTATTGTAGTTTCCGGATCAACAGCTTGGGTGTTGGCATCAATATTATCTAATGAATAGTCTTCGTCATTAGTCATAGATTTCAAGTAAAGATATTTGACACCAGTAGGATCAGGTTTAATATTTTTAACTAGATTCTTTATAACTTCTTTATCCTTAAAGGCTGTTATAAGAGAATCAATATTAAACATTTCTGATCCTGGTTGATGACGCATCATATTGATTAGACTATCAACCCTGATCTTTGGAATTTGATGCATGTCATCGGCTCTGTTACGCAGAGTTTCTAACATATTGGCTAGATTGTTGATACTGATATCAACACCCTTACCACCTTCATCATCCTCAACTATAATTTCACGAACTCGCATTAGCGTTGTTCTCTTCCTAATGGTTCAGTACCACCAACTGCAGCATCTGATGCAGCAAATGCATCTCCTGCATCAGCTTCTGGTCCTTCTGAATCAAAGTCACTGGTTTCTGGAGCAGCAAGTTCTGATCCTGGCATTTCCATACCACCAGCACCCATTTGTTCACCTGCTAATTGTCTAGCAGCAACATCAGCACTTTCTCTGGCCTGGCCTAGTTTTGCTGCCATATCAGTTAAAAGTTGTCCAACTGAATTTTTAAATTGATCAGCTTCTTGCATACCAATTTGGTCGCGGATGGTGTCAATCAATGCTGGCATTTGTTCTGCTTGCATTTTGCTAACTTTTTCAACCATGTCTTGAATGGAGTCAACCATATCTTTTGCAGCTAAGATAGCTTCACTCTTGCCCATCTCGCCTTCCATTAGACGACGAGTTTCACCTAGCCATCTTTGTAGTCCTTCACGGACTAATAGAAGTTCCATGTATTTTGGATTGCGTTCAGCAGTGTGTGAACCAAAACTGTGTTTGATTCTAGTTAGATTCTCTGCAATAGATTTACTCAATCTTTTTGCTTGCGGAATGGTTAATGTATCGTAATTGATACCAAAACCAAATCGGCTTTCCATGATTTTATTCATTTTTTTAGCAGTAGAGACAGGGTTAATTTCTGATAAGTTCATAGTCGGTTATTCCCAAAGATTAAAGTATTTAGCCAACTTTAAACTTTTCCCTAAATCATTCTTGGATTGTTCAAGTTGAGTAAGATAATTGTGGTATCTACTTAAAAATACATCAGCAGCAAAGTTATTCTTTTTTGTTTTAGCTTGCTTATAATTATATTTATACTGATCAGTCTTAACTATCAACCTACCAACATCTGCATCTTGTTTTAATATTTTCTCTGCTAAATTTGTTTTGCCAGATTGTTTATACACTGTATAACAAACTGCTGCTATCTTGCTACTAAAGATATATTCTATATCACTGTAACAATAAGAAACATTCCACCAATTACCCTTCATTGGCCTAACTGCATAATTTCCTATTAAATATCCTTTGCCCCCCATATCTACTATTAATGGTGCTTGATCTTTATGTAAAGGATGATTAACTAATTCTAAAAATTCTTTCTGGGTCCATTCTTTTAAGTAAATTACTGTACGGCTTACAATCTCTTCAATCTTTGATATGTTTACGGTATTCGTGCTGTCCATTATTGTTTTTTCTAAGTAATACACCTTTGACCACTAATTGATTTGCAATATGCTGTTCATGTAAATCCAATTGTGATTTCTTTATAATGGATTCTACATTGAATTTAGCCAATAAATCAGCTTCTTCATTATTGATGGGTAGTTGTACACTATTTAACAGTTCTACGATTTTCATATTTTATTTAAATGTATTAATAAAGAAATAATTCCGGTCAGCATTGCAACAAAAATTGATGTTCCGATTGTTATTATTTGTTTACTACTTCTTTCATTACTATGAGCTAATGAGTCTTTAATAAAAATAATATGACCTTCTAGTTTTTCAACTTTACTTTCCAAACTATCTAGTTTGTCTTGCAAGTTACTATACCTTTCAGCGCAAAGCTCCACATGGGCTTCTAGACTTTTCTTTTCAATTTCAGTTGACATTCTAAATAATCCCTGTTACGGAAATTCATTTCCGTTTTACTATTTATTAAAATTATAGGGAAAACTTAAAGTATATATTTTTGAACTCACCTGAAGTATAAAAAATTGGTATATTACCCTTAACTGTCTCTGTCAAATTGTAAATTATTGGTACTTGGTCAAAATCTGTTTTTAAAAATAAGTCTGGCTCATTTGCAGGACCTAATGCATCTTTATGTTCAATATAGAATTTAAATTTCCAACATAATTGCTTGTTTGTGTACGCACTACCAAACTGATGTTCCTTCATTTGAACTACCATAGGCTGATTTGTTGTTATTGCCATTGGTTGGGCGCGTAAACTTATTACTTGTAAAATAGTTTCCCAGTTTCGTTGTTGATTTCGTTTCATTTGCAATAATGGGTCATGTTTAATGACTCCAGTATTAGTAATGTCAACTAATGTGTATCCAGTAAACCATGTGCCAGTATCATTCATTTCATATTTATTGACCATGGGAAAGGGCGGATTTATTCCGCCCTTTGTGTTTCAAAATAATTTTATTTTGAATTAAGCTGCTTTAATGCCACCAGTTGACACGCAAGTTGATCCGGCCATAGTGATTGGACCTGCACCAATTGATGTTAGTGCGCGAATAGCATCACGCAAAACTGTGTCTGTAGTCCAGCCAGTTGACTCACATAGTACGCTCATTTGACCTTGGCTACCAGTAGTAACTTGATAAGCGATGATGGTAGCTTGAGTTGATATTAAGCGTAGAACAGCTTCAACTGCTCCGCCAGCACCCATTTCAGCATTGAATGAAACACCAGTGTCTCCAATGATTTTAAACATTGTTGGACGCTTGCCACCAGTAGAAATAATGATATCTAAGTCATTAGTGCGTGGGTTTAAATTTACATCTTGATTAACGACGCCATTTGCGTCACCATTTGTACGAGCAAAAACTGCCATGATTATTTTCCTTTTAAGTTTTTACGCTTTCGCGTATAAGAATATTTATCTAATTTATAAAAATAGTGCTTCTACACTAATTAACCAGCATCGGGTAAGAATAATGGATTGGTGGGTGCCGATCTAAATTCAGGATTTACTAACTTACCCAACTTGCCACTCTTGAATGTCTTAACAAACCCTTCGCCACCAGGCTTGCCACCAGTACTAGCACGAATTCCTAAACGATCATACATATCATTTCCACCCATAGTGTGCAACTGTTCTAATACAGCGTGTTTAGCATTTAGAATTTGATGGAATGCAGCCCAAAATACTTGCCAACTTGGTTTACGCATTACATCATTCTGAAGTATTGCTTTTTGATTGTCTGATACTTTACTATTGTTCAACCAGGCAGCAAAGTCAGTAACTCCTGCTGCTTTTGCTCTAGCTACTGCATAGGTATACAGAATTGATTTCAAACTTGAGAATTTAGGTGCCGTGTAGTCGGCAATTTCATTAATTGCTGCTGCATTAGTCTTTATAAAATTGATAGCTTGATTTAATTCTTTGGTATTTGGTTTTAACTTGATTTTTGGTTTCTGTGAATTCAATACAATCAATCTTGATGTTTTATTGAACTGCTCAATAATGTTGTCTGGCATTGGTGTTAAATTACCAGTAGCATCTGCTCCAAACTTAGCAATCTTGCCATGAACTATTACAAATGCTTTAGCAGTTGCCATCTTACCACCTAAGCCAGTGGGACGAACATGGTAAGTAACTTTGTTCGGAGTGAATTCATATTCACCAGTTCTTGGATTAGCCCGTTGAGGTTCAGTGAACATAAGATCACCGGTCAAGTAACCTTTAAATTGTGATGGAGTAGCTTCTTCAAACAGATCCCATAACTCTTCATACTTTGCTGCCATTCCAGCCCGTACTTTAGCGAAAGCTTCAGGTGATTGTCCAGACTTGATTTTGCCTGTACTTTTGATTTGATAGCTTAGGCCTTCTTTGTCCAACATCTGTTCTTTGCCCCATTGATTTTTTGGAACAAATACAAATTCACCCTTGTTGTTTCTACCCCAATAGACAGCAGCACCACCATCCCATTTGAAACCTAAACTTGAGGGTGAAGAAGATGCATCTGCTAATTCTTCTAATGCTTCAATACCACCTGCAGCACCATCTACAATTAATAAATCTTCTAAGTGTTGGAATTCTCTACCAACAGTAGTTGCTTCAGTAAGTACTTCTAAAATTTTCATAGTATTTCTTCTCTCTTATTTAAAATAACTGGTAACCATTGCCAGTCCTTTTAATACTTTTTGTTTGTCATCTTCGGCTCTGGCAATAGCTTCAGGTGTTGCAGCTTTATCTCTCTTTTTAGCAGTGATATCAAGCATTGCTTTTTCAGTATATCTTTCTAAAAATCTATTCAAGAAATCATCAGGGGAACTAAAATTAACTAAATCACCCTTGCCATACATATCATTCATCTCAAAACTTAACGCCAATCCTTTAACTCCATTTACTAACTTGCTGATCTTTACCTCATCAATGTCAGTTCCAGGAAATTGTTTCAATAAAGAATTGATAGGTGTTGTTTTATCAATCGCACGACCAGTTATATCTTTGTATTCATACTTGAATATGTCATATATGAAAATCTTAGGATTACTAGTGATGGTTATCAATTGAGTGTCTTTATGCTTACTGAATGGTACATGTTTACCAGCAGAAACTTTTAATTGAACTCCTGCATGTTGAATGCTCATATCTAATAGTTCACCTAATACACTGTACATGTTACCAGATAGCAATCCTTTGACTCCATGTTCAGGAGTTACTCTAGTAGCTCCCCATGCACTCATCTTAGGTTCATGCCACATCAAATCTACTTGAACATAACTACTATCACCTATTTGAAAGATAGGATGACCTGGTTTGCTTTCAGTTAGATCAACATAGTGAGGGGTTTCTTGTTTTACAAATTCATCAGCGAGTTTATTCCAGAATGCGGTATATTGACCGTAAGTAGTACCTTCAACTGGTGGAGCAATCATTTGTAAATCTATATCACCATAAATCTTATCTGGATTTTCTACTTGATCTTTTTCATGATATGCACTTGAGCCAGTGGGTCTTCCCATTTTAACTGGTCCTAAGTTTTTAGCTGATAAGAAGTTATTAAAATCATCAACAAATTGTTGAACTACATTCAACGCAATCTTTACGACGGCTGGACGAATGATTGTTCCTTGTGTAATAGTGGTATCCCATCCACCTTCTCGGATGATATCTTTTACTTTCATGTTATGTCGCTTAATTTTCTAAACCAAGCTGCAGTACCAGGATGAGCATCTTCAGGAAGTGATATAAGTCCCTTAGACTGATCTTGTCTAGCTTGAGCAAGTTTACCTTCTCTATCAGGATCATTCTTTAGTGCATTCATGATTGATTTTACACTATTAAGATCATCTTCTTTTGCTTTTGGATTCAATAGTACCTTTGCAACCTCTTTACGAGTTCGCGCTACTACTTCATCGGTATCTCTTCGCATCAACTTAGCACCAAAAGCATCAAATTTTAGACCTAAGAATTTACCAATGCTGTTTATAAGCATGAACATCGGTGCGCCCTTGAATTCTGGATCAGCATACATTCCGCGAGGTCCGTGTTGATGATATGGAGCTACGATACCAACATCATGAATTACCATAACATCAACCTGAGCTAATTTATTGAGACCTGATGCTTGTTCTTTATACTTAACGCCTATGCTAACATTACGACCATTGACTTTAGCCTGAATTCCTTTATCCTGAAAGAATTTTTCTAGTAATTTCTTAGCATCTTTGACAGGATCTTTTGCATCAGTAGTTTTAAACAATTCAATTACATCAATAGCTTCAACCATGATATCAATGTCACCTGATTTTGCTTTATATCCAGCAGATCCGATATCAGTGTGTAAATTTTTCAATAACGCAGATGGTAGTTCTCTTTTCGCAGTATCAACTACTCCGGCGATATCTTCTTTGTTGACCTCATTGGAGTCAGGTATTGCGTTACCACCTTCGTATAGATACATCATGAACTACCTTTGTTTAAGTTTACGCATTTCTTTCTCAATACGACGACTCTCTGATATGATCGCAGTCATCCTGAGTTGTTTGTTTTCAACTGTACGCAATGCAGTCTTTAGAATATCACCTA